AAACACTTTGATAAGCCTGTAGAAGAAGTAGAAAAGAAAGTTACAAAAATTATAGAAACCCAACCTGCTCCTGTAGTAGCTCCTGTAGTAGATCCTGTAGTAGATCCTGTAGTAGATCCTGTAGTAGCTCAAGGAGTACCTGATAGAGATCCAAAGTTGTTAGGTGAAATGGGTGTAAGCGAGGTTCCTATAGCTCCTGTAATAGCTCAAGAAGTACCTGATAGAGATCCCAAGTTGCTAGGTGAAATGGGTGGAAGCGAGTTGCTAGGTGAAATGGGTGCAAGCGAAGATGTTGTTGTACGAGATTTCCTAGGTAATGTAGTTGAGGGCGGTACAACGGATAGGCTTATTTCAGAAGTTGAGGGACAAATTCCTGATGTAGTATACAATAAAGAAGCGTATGAAGAAAGGCTACTTCAAGAAGATCAGGAATTCAGGGATATGATTTCGGGAATGGATTCTAATGAAATTAATAAATTAATAGCAGATGAAGACGTTGATAATAAAAAGAAAGATGCCTTAGCTCTTGCTATAGAAGAAGAGTATGAAGTTGAGCTAGGAAAAAGTGGTATCTTAGCTGACTTAGGAATTAGTGATGCAGAAAATACAGAGATTGACCAAGCACAGACTATTAAGAGACTTAGTTTAGAGTTAGGTTTATCCTATGATTATGTAAAAAGGGCTATACAGGATAGTAAGATAGGCAACAGTACTCAACTTAACACTGACTTTGAAGAAGTGGCAGCAGGAACGTCAGATAGATTGGCAAAGATTAATATTATGAAAGCCCAACAGCTAAGTGATAAGACAGCAGCTAAGAGTGCTGCAGATAAGATAGCAGCAGATAGGAGATCTTATTTATTATCGCAGGCTCAACAGGTAGATAAAGTAAATGCTGCTGCTAAAGCTGAAGCTGAAGCTACCCGACTTGCTGCTGCTGCTCAAGCAGAATCTGACCGACAGAATTCTATTATAGCCCAAGCAGAGGCCGACCAGCAGAATGCTATTATAGCTAAAGAAGAAGCTGACCGAAAAGCAGCTGTTAAAGCAGAGGCAGACCGACAGAATGCTATTATAGCCCAAGCAGAAGAAGAAGAAGCAGGACTAACTAGACAACAGAGAATAAGGGAAGAGGAGCTTTCAATAGAAGCTGAAACTCAACGGTTGCTAGACGAGAGCGCAGCATTGACAGCAAAGATAGCTAAAGCCACAGCAGATAAAAAAGCTAGATTGCAGGGGGACAGGACTCCTACTCCTACTCTTCCTAACACACCACCTCCGGAAACAGGTGGTGGAGGCCACCCTAGTGCTGGTAGTGGTGGAGGCAACAATGGTAGTGGTGGTTACACTCCACCATCAGGCCACCCTAGTGCTGGTAGTGGTGGAGGCAACAATGGTAGTGGTGGTTACACAGGGGGTTGGGGTAATTCCGGCTATAGCCAGAAGAAAGCTAAGGAGACAGGCAACGGGTATATTAATGCAGCTAAAGGTGGCTTAATTGGTAAGGCAGATAAACCTAAAGTCAAGAAGATGCGTTCTGACAATACCTCAGGACTCGCAGCTAAGAAGAAATCAAAACAGAAAGCACAAGCTAAAAAGGGAGCTTTGGCAGCAAAACGAACTTAATACCCTTTATTGGCTACCTAAGATCAGGGGTGTACAATCTCGTACACTTCCCCACTGTTAGCCCCAACAAGAGAGTAAAATTATGCAAGCAGTAAAGAACACACCAGAAGTAAAAGGTTTCATGCGAGTTAATACTAAGCAACAGCGTATGGATAATGACGAAGCAGAGCTAGCAGAATTAAAAGCAAAGCATGGAATGTCACCAGAAGAAAAAGCGGATGATGAAACTCCTGATACAGCGGAAGAGCGATCTTTCAAGAAGAGGTATGGGGATCTACGTAGGCATCAGCAAGAGCAGAAGAGTGACTTTGAAGAGCAGATTAAAGCTTTGAAAGGGGAACTTAAAGCTACATCAACAGGTGATATGGAATTGCCTAGCACTGAAGAAGAGATTGCAGCTTGGGCAGGTAAGTACCCTCAGGTAGCTAACATCATGCAGACAATGGCATTAAAGGCTGCAAAGGATCAAAACGAAACTTTATCTAGTCGTATGAAAGAGATTGATGATCTTCAATTAAGTGCAAACAAAGGGAAAGCAGAAGCTAAGCTACTACAGATCCATCCAGACTTTGAGCAGATTCGTGAAGAAGATGCATTCCATGATTGGGTAGATGAACAGCCTAAGTGGGTTCAAGATTCGTTGTATCATAATGAGTCTGACGCAACTAGTGCTGCCAGAGCTATAGACCTGTATAAGTTAGATGCAGGTATTAATAAAAAGAATAAAGGTAAGAAGGGTAATAATCGTAGTGCTGCACAAGACGTTAGTTCCCGTGGAGGTTCTACACCTACAGAAGGTTCAGGTGAACAGCAATATGTTGAGTCTGATGTAGCAGCTATGACCATTAGCGAGTATGAAGAACACCAAGATGCTATTGCCAAGGCAATGCGTAGTGGTAACTTTGTATATGACATATCCGGTAGTGCGCGTTAAGTTTAAATAAAGTTTAAATAAAGCTTGACATTTATATAAAAATCAGTATAACTGTATTTTAAACCTCTAGTGTAATTAGACCGATCCTCTGGTTACACTAGTACGTTACGGAAGAGTAGGCTCCACTCGGCTACCCTACACAGAGTAACACAATATGTTTTGCAAATTCGTGTATAACATATAAGCAATTACAATAGTAAATAGACAAACCTGATACACTACAGCCCAGATCTTACATTAAGTCGATCAACTTATAAAGACTGCACCTGTAGAATAACAGCCTCTATGATATTGTTATAGCTCCATTACAATTTATATAGGAGTATATATCATGGCTTTCGCAAAAGCGAGTGGTTATACCAACTTAAACTCAGGTAATTTCTCACCTGTAATTTATAGCAAACAAGTACAGATGGAATTTCGTAAGTCAGCAGTCTGCGAAGCGATCACTAACAGTGATTACTTTGGTGAGATTGCCAATGCTGGTGATTCTGTACGTATTATTAAAGAGCCTGAAATTACTGTCTTAGCATACACCCGTGGTACTGCTATCGCTACTCAGGATTTAACTGACGTTGATTTCACTTTAACTGTAGACAAGTCTAACTACTTTGCATTTAAACTGGATGACATTGAAGAGCAACAGACCCACATCAACTGGCTAAGTATGGCTAGTAATCGTGCGGCCTATCGTTTGGCTGACCAGTATGACCAAGAAATCTTGGGTTACTTGTCTGGTTACAAGCAATCTGCTCTACATGCTAACGCTGCTGCAGTTAACAACGTAATCTCTGGTACTAAGGCTACGGCTGCTGCTGGAACAGATGAACTACTTACAGCTAACAAGCTAATCAAGTCTTCATTTGGTAACATCACTACTAGTTCTGCTGCCGATCACTCTATCCCACTAGCTGCCCGTATGGCTGGAGCAACTGCTGCTGCTACTGCAACTGCAACTCCGTTGCAAATGGTAGCTCGTATGGCTCGTTTGATGGATCAGAACAATGTTGATAAGGCAGGTCGTTGGTTAGTTGTGGATTCTGTATTCCAAGAAATCCTAGCTGACGAAGATTCTCGTCTATTGAACATGGACTGGGGACAGTCAGGTGGACTACGTAATGGTTTGATGTTGGACAACTTGCATGGTTTCCGTGTATATGTTTCTAACAACTTGCCTTCTGTAGGTTCAGGTTCAGCTACTGCTGGTACTGCTAACCAAAACGCCAACTATGGTGTTATTGTTGCAGGTCATGACTCTAGTGTTGCTACTGCTCAGCAGATCAACAAGACTGAGACTTACCGTGATCCAGATAGCTTTGCTGATATTGTACGTGGTATGCACCTTTATGGTCGCAAGATCCTACGTCCTGAAGCAATAGTTACTGCTAAATACAACGTAGCCTAAGCGTTGTCACTGAGGGGGTGGGCAATCTGCCCCCTTTCTTTTATTATGTAAAGAGTAATTATAATGGCAACATATGTCTCACTTGCAAATGAAGTTCTAAGACGACTTAATGAAGTACAGATTGATGCTGCTGGTGACGGTTTTGATACTCTTAGAAATGTACAAGCTCTTGCTAAGGATGCTATCAATAGTAGTATTAGACGTATACTGCAAGATGGTCAAGAGTGGCCTTTTATTAAAACAACTACAACACAAACGCTAACAGCAGGCGTTACTACTTATTCTTTCCCCTCAGACTACTCAAGCTCTGACTGGGATACCTTTTATATTAAACAACTAGCAGCTAAAGGTAATACACCTACAGTGCTACAACCTATACCTTATGAATCATATATTCAGATACATAGATCCACAGACGATGTTGCACCAGCCACGGGATTGAGTGCTCCAACATCAGTATTCCAAACATATAATTCTACCTTCGGTGTTACACCAGTTCCTGATGCTGCATATGAAGTAGAATATACCTATTGGAGTTCACCTGCCAGCCTTAACTTATACAACGATGTAAGTGTTATACCTGAGAGATTCTCTCACGTAGTCATTGACGGTGCTATGATGTATATGATGCAGTTCCGTTCAAACGCACAGAGTGCTCAAATGCACCAGCAATATTTTGAAGATGGTATAAAAGCAATGCGTAACGTACTAATGGATGATACTTTAACAATGCGATCAACTTATATTGTAAGGTCACATCTATCTACCTCTGTAGGAATGGTATAACGCCATGCCTGATCAATTATCTATACAAAAAGTTTTCTGTAAGGGAGGTTTAGATACTAGTCGTGACGTTCTAGCTCAAGGGGAACAATCTTCGGGTAGTGCTACTCAGTTAATTAACTATGAAAGTTCTGTGACAGGTGGCTACAGACGCATTAGTGGCTTTGCCAATTCATATGGTACTGTTCCGGGTGTTGGCAGCACCTTAGGTGTCAACGTAGTAAACGGCATACGAGATGGCATACTAGCTTGTCGTAAGCCAGCTTCTGGTAATAACTACTTACATTATTGGAACAACTCTACCTCTGCATGGGTAGCTGCTACTTGTGGTGGTTCACCTACTATGACTGGTGTAGGCAAAGTTCGTTTTTCTAATTACAATTATGGTACTAAGAAAGTAATACTTACAGATGGTATTAATCCTGCTGCTACATATGATGGTACTACATACACACAGATAACACATTCGGGCGCACCTACAGATCCCAAGTATGCTGTAGACTTCGCTAATCATATGTTCCTTGCAGGTGATCCAACACATCCTACTAAGTTATTCTTTAGCGCACCTTTAGCAGAGACAGACTTTGCTACAGGTAATGGTGCCGGAGTAATTAATGTAGGCTTTGACATAGTAGCTATTAATCAGTTCCGTGATTCACTATACGTGTTTGGTACTAACACAATAAAAGCACTGAAGGGTACTTCAGCAGCAACCTTTTCATTGACGGGTGTTACCCACGACTTAGGTTGTATTGCCACTGATAGTGTAATTGAAATTGGTGGAGACTTATTATTTCTTAGTCAAGATGGTATGCGCCCTATAGGTGGAACAAACAAAATAGGTGATGTAGAGCTAGAGACAGTATCTAAAGGTATTCAATCTTTGTTTCAAGACATATCTATTAACGAAGACTTAAATGGATTATCTGCTGTTGTCATTCGCCAGAAGTCCCAGTTTAGAATATTCTTTGCAGCATCAGAATCTCAGGGTATAATAGGTTCTATGCGTAATTCTCAAGAAGGATTCTCTTATGAGTTTAGTCAGCTACTAGGTATTGAAGCTACTTGTGCTTCTAGTGGTTACATAGGTCAGTTTGAACATGTAATACACGGGACATCTACAGGTAAGGTACACAGACAAGAAACTGGTAGTTCCTTTGCAGGTGCAGATATACTTAGCATATATCAAACTCCTTACTTGTACATGGAGAATCCTGAACAACGTAAGATATTTCATAAGGTTAATACTTACCTTAGAACAGAGGGCGATAACAATATTATTTTATCCGTAGTATATGACTATGAAGATATTAATGTACTAAACCCCACAAACTATACAATGACTACTACAGGTGCAGCAGCTTATTATAATGAAGCTACTTATAATACTACGGCTGTATTCAGTGGCAACCCCTCGCCAATACAGGCAACTAATATATCTGGATCTGGTAAGTCTGTATCTTTTAAATATGTAACAAACAGTCAAGATGCTAGTCATAGCATACAAGGCTTAGTAATAACTTATGGCACTGGAGATCTAAGATAAATGGCTGGCTATACTAGACAATCGGCAGCAGAAATAGTTGCAAACGCAGTAATAAAAGCGGCTCCCGTTAACGCAGAGTACAATGCGCTACGAGATGTTTTCGCATTCGCAACTGGTCACAAGCATGACGGCTCTTCTACTGAGGGGGCTTATATACCTCTCATTGCAGACGTTGATGCACTAAACAAAGTAGTCATTGATACTACTAACAATCGTATTGGATTCTTCTCACAGGTAGGATCAGGTACAGTAGAGCAACTACGCATTCAAGATGGGGCAATCGTACCCGTCACTGACTCTGACATAGACCTTGGTGCTTCTGGCTCTGAGTTCAAAGACTTATACATTGATGGTATAGGTTACATTGACACCCTTACAGTACATGAAAATGCTACCATTGCTGGTACTCTAGGTGTCACAGGCTTATCAACACTGGCTAGTGTAGATATTAATGGGGGTAACATTGATGCTACTGTCATTGGTGCTGCTACTCCTGCTGCTGCTACTATTACTACCCTTGTAGCTACTACTGCTGACATTAATGCAGGTACTGTTGATGCTACTATTGGTGGGACTACGCCAGCAGCAGGTACATTTACTTCAGTAATTGCAGCCACTGCAGACATTAATGCTGGCACAATAGATGCTACTACTATCGGTGCTTCTACTCCTGCTACTATCGTTGGTACAACCATTACAGGTACTGCCTTTGTAGGCCCAATTGCTGGTGCAGTAACAGGAGCAGTAACAGGTGATGTATCTGGAGATCTAACAGGTGATTCTACAGGTGCTCACACAGGTACAGTTGCTGGTAATGTAACTGGTAACTTAGCTGGTAATGTAACAAGCACAGGTAATAACGTATTAGCTACTGTTGATATTGGTGGTGGTACTATAGATGGTACTCAGATTGGTGCTACGGCTACAAGTACTATTGTTGGTACAACCGTAACAGCTAGTAACTTTGTAGGCCCAATTGCTGGTGCAGTAACAGGTAACGTAACGGGTAATACTGCAGGTGTTCACACTGGTGCAGTTACTGGTAATGTGACTGGTAATATCACTGCAGGTTCAGGTACAAGTTCATTTACTAATGTAACCATCAATGGTTCATTGAATATGAATGCTTCTACTTCTGCCACGGTAACTGGTCTATCTAATCCTGTTCAAGGTTCTGATGCTGCTACTAAGACTTATGTTGATGCCGAAGTTGCTGCAGTACTAGACTCTGCTCCGGGAGCTTTGAATACTCTAAATGAATTGGCCGCTGCTCTGGGGGATGATGCCAACTATGCTTCTACTACTACTGCTGCAATAGCTACAAAGCTAGCTAAGGCAGGTGGAACCATGAGTGGTGCCATTGCTATGGGTAACAACAAAGTTACTGGCCTAGGCGCTCCTACGGCTGGCACAGACGCTGCACACAAGACTTATGTAGATGCAGGTGATGCACTTCAGGTAACTAAAGGTGGTGACACCATGAGTGGTGTCTTAGCAATGGGTGCTAACAAGATTACAGGTGTAGCTGATCCTACTACTAACCAAGATGCTGCCACTAAGGTCTATGTTGATACCATCCTTGGTTCAGCTACTGTTGCTGCTACAAGTGCCGCTAATGCATCCACTAGTGAGACAAACGCAGGAAACTCTGCTACTGCTGCGGCTGCTAGTTATGATGCATTTGATGACCGTTTTCTTGGGTCAAAGAGTTCTGATCCTACTGTAGATAATGATGGAGCTTCTTTACTAACAGGTGCTATGTACTACAGTTCTTCTAGTTCAGCTATGAAGGTATATACTGGCTCTGCTTGGGTAGCAATGGCTCCTAGTGCTGCTAATCAAAGTTTAATTAATATTGTTGGTGGGGAGCTTGTTTATACAGAGGACTTAGGTTCTATCACAGCTTCCGTTACAACAGGCTCTGGTAACAATATCACTGTTGTTGGTGGAGCAATTGCTAATGTTAATACAGTTGCTGGTATAGCCTCTAATGTAACAACGGCTGCTGGTATTTCAGGTAACATAACTACTACAGCAGGTATCTCTTCTAATGTAACTACAGTTGCTGGTATCTCTTCTAATGTAACTACAGTTGCTGGTATCTCTACAGATGTAACTACAGTAGCAGGTAAAGCCGCTCAAGTAACTTTGTTAGGCACTTCAGATGCCGTAGCTGATATGAACACCCTAGGTACAGCAGATGTAGTATCTGATATGAATACCCTCGCAGCTATATCTAGTAATGTTACCTCAGTTGCAGATAATGCTTCAAACATAAATAGTGCAGTGTCTAACTCTTCAAACATTAACAGTGCAGTATCTAATGCAGCAAACATTAACAGTGCAGTATCTAATGCTTCAAACATTAACTTAACTGCTGGTTCCATTAGCAACGTAAACATAGTCGGTGCTTCTATAGCTGACGTTAATAGATATGCAAATCAATACACTATTTCTTCTTCGGCTCCTTCTAGCCCTGATGCTGGTGACTTATGGTATGACTCTTCCTCTGGTGTAAACACTTTGAAATATTACACCAGTAGTGTATGGGCATCTATTGCTGCTGGCATAGCGTCTGTAGCTGGTGACACATCCCCTCAATTAGCTGGCACTTTAGATGGTCAGAATAACAACTTGACAAATATCGGTACTGTATCTGGTACTAACTTACAGATGGACTTTGGAGGTCTATAACAATGAGTAAATTACTACAACTACGTGGTGGCACGACTTCCGAACATTCATCTTTTACAGGTGCCTTACGTGAAGTTACTGTTGACACAACTAAAGACACTTTGGTAGTTCATGATGGTTCTACTGCAGGGGGTTTTCCTTTACCTAGAACTGCTGCTGAGATTGTAGCTTTGATTTCTAATGATGCTATTGATAGTCAACACTATGCTGCAGGATCTATTGATCTTGAACATATGAGTGCTAACTCTGTTGACTCTGATCAGTATGTAGATGGATCTATTGATCTAGTACATATGAGTGCTAACTCTGTTGATTCTGATCAATATGTAGATGGGTCTATTGACCTTGTTCATATGAGTGCTAACTCTGTTGATTCTGATCAATATGTAGATGGATCTATTGATCTAGTACATATGAGTGCTAACTCAGTTGACTCTGATCAATACGTGGATGGTTCTATTGACCTTGTTCATATGAGTGCTAACTCCGTTGATTCTGATCAATACGTAGATGGATCTATTGATCTAATACATATGAGTGCCGAATCTGTTGACGAGGACAACTTGCATATCTCTAACGCAGGTGCTAATGGACAGTACCTACAAAAACAAACAGGGAATGCAGGTGGACTAACTTGGACGACTGTTGATCTAACAACTTTGTCTGCTGCAAGTCTTACTTCTGGCATTGTGCCTACTGCCCGTATTAACGCCTCTAGTATTGCCAATGACTTACTTGACAGCCAGCACTATGCTGCTGGTAGTATTGACACAGAGCATTTAGCTGCTGATGCAGTTACAGGTGCTAAGATTGCAGATGACGCAGTTGATAGTGAGCATATTGCAGCAGGAAGTTTGGATACGGAACACTATGCTGCAGGTTCTGTTGATACCGCAGCATTAGGTGCAGACTCTGTAACTACTGCTAAGATTGCCGACAGTGTTGCACTTGGTGGTAGTCCAACTACTACTACACAGAGTGCTGGTGATAACACAACTAAGGTAGCCACTACAGCTTACACAGACTCTGCTATTGCCGCCCTAGCTGACACAGCCCCTGCAGCCCTTAACACGTTGAATGAACTGGCTGCTGCTCTTGGTGATGATGCCAACTATGCAACAACTACAACTACTGCTATTGGCTTGAAAGCACCACTTGCTTCTCCCACATTTACGGGCAACATTAGTATGCCTAACGGCTCCATTGACTTGGCTATGATGAATGCTAACTCTGTCGATTCCAACCAATATGTGGACGGTTCTATTGATGCTGCTCACATTGCTGCTAACACTATCACTGCTGGACAACTAGCTGCTGACTGTGTAGGTGCAAGTGAACTAGCAAATGATTCGGTGGGTTCTGCCAATATCATTGCTAACTCTATCGCTGCCGGGGATATTGCACCAGATGCTGTTGGAGCTAGTGAATTAGCAAACAACTCTGTTTCCACTGCTAACATCATTGATGGTTCTATTGTAGGTGGTGATCTTGCTACTGGCACTATTACCGCTGCCCAATTAGCAGCTAACTCTGTTGGTGCTTCTGAGATTGCAGCAGGGGCTGTTGGTGCTTCTGAGATTGGAAATGATGTAGTTAACTCACAGCATTATGCGGCTGGTTCTATAGACAACGAACATATTGCAGATAATGCTATTAACTCAGAGCACTACGCAGATGGTTCAATTGATCGTGCTCACTTAGCTGCTGATATAATTGATGGTACTAAAATAGCCAACGATGTTATTAACTCAGAACATTATGTTGCTGGCTCTATAGACAATGAACACATCAACACAATGGCAGCTAGTAAGCTAACAGGTGCTTTACCTGCTATTAGTGGTGCTAACCTTACAGGTGTCGATCCTTTCCCTAGTGGCACAGTGATGGTGTTTTATCAATCTGCTGCACCCACAGGTTGGACTAAAAGCACAGCACAGAACGACAAAGCTTTACGAGTAGTCAGTGGATCAGGTGGTGGTACAGGTGGTTCACATAACTTATCTAGTCCACCAAGCACAGCTCACACGCATACAGGTGGATCACACAGTCACACAAGTGCTGCTCACACGCATGGTCAACCATCGCACACACACAGTATTGGCGCTCACAGTCACGGTAATAACTTGTCTGCTGCTGCTCATACGCTTAGTACAGCTCAGATGCCAAGTCACGACCACCGCCAGCGTGAAATGAACTCAGGCAATCAGGATCACTACCCATATACAGGCTTCGATGTCAGAGAGCGGGGCCAAAACCAAAAAACTTCTGCTATTGATACCTTAAACACAGGTGGTGGTAGCTCGCATAGTCACGGTATGTCTGGTAGTGTAAGTAACTCGTCTGCGTATAACTCTGGATCTGGTGGCAACCAAACCACTAACTCAACAACTCCGGGCGCTACTGGTGCATCAGGTACACAAACTACTAGTTCGGCTGGCCCAACTGCATTTGCACCTAAGTATATTAACGTTATAATTTGCGCTAAGGACTAGAGAATGATATAGTAACAAGGATGTTATTATTAATTAAGGAAGAATACTATGGTTATGAAGGTAGAGCATACCTGCCCTTTGGGGTCTGAATGTGAAACAGCAGAGAACAATGTAATTAAGCGGTGTGCTTGGTTCACTAAGTTAGCTGGCACAGATCCTGTAACAGGGAAAGAAATAGAGGATTGGGGTTGTGCAATAGCATGGCTTCCAACATTGCTTATTGAAGGTGCTGCACAATCTAGAGGCACTTCAGCGGCTGTAGAGTCATTTCGTAATGAGATGGTTAAATCAAATGATTTATCTAGGGAGTTGCTGATTTCCACGGATAATAACTTAATAGGTAAGTAAAATGGCAACAGTAAATGTAGTAACAGAAGATAAGGTAATTGTTGTAGATGGTGAGGCACGTAGTGCTGATTACACATTCCCGACCGCCCTATGGGCTATTCAATGGAATGGATCTGCTGGTCATGCTGAATGGACTAATGGGCCAAACACAGACCTCGTGGCTGCAGATGTTGATTCGTACATTGCGATGTGGACAGCAAATCCTCCAACAGCAGAGATTCCGCTTACTGCTCAAGAAATAATTAACATGGACAGCTTGGCCTATTTATCTGGAACTGATTGGTATGTAACTCGCTTTGCTGAGACAGGTGTGGCTATTCCAGCAGATGTGACTACAGCTAGGGCTAATGCTAGGGCAGCTATTGCATGAGTCACTTCATAAGCGTTTATGAAAATGCTGTTTCTGAAGAGTTCTGTGATGCTTTAATTGAGAGGCATTTGCAGCTTCAAGAAAAATCAATAGAAGCCCCAGCTAGGGGGCAAGACGTTAATAGTCAGCGAAAAGACATAGCCTTTTATTTTGATATAGAAGACCCAGAAATGGCTGATTCGCTTATGTCGGTAATTTCTGACTATTCAAATAGGTATATAGACGATCATCCTTCTTTAGCGTGGATGAACTTGCGCATTGTTGATGTTAAAGTGCAAGAAACAAGACCTAAAGGCGGCTTTCATACCTTTCACGCCGAGCGTGGCTTAAACCGTCATTCGCTTAGGGAGCTGGTATATACTGTATACCTTAACGATGTTGTTGAAGGTGAGGGCGAGACAGAGTATTTGGAGCAAGGTCTTAAAGTTAGGCCAAAAAAAGGAACTATTGTTATTTTTCCATCTGCATGGACTCATACACATAGAGGCAATCCTGTTTATTCGCAAAATAAATACATAGCAACTGGCTGGTTAGTTTGTGACGATGCGTAAATTAGCGCTTATAGCTTTTCTATTACCTGCGTTGGCTCATGCCGAGCCTATCGTTACGGACTCTACGACTAAAAGTACAGTTCACACGACAGGCTCAGTGACTACAACACTCAAGTCGCCACCGCCATCTGCTATATCACCGTCCCTTGGCGGTAATAACTCTGACTCTTGTACAGTTGGAGTGGCAGGTGCAGTGCAGACACAGATCCTAGGTATCTCGGCAGGTACTACTTCCCGTGACCTTAACTGTGAACGATTGAAGAATGCTAAGACACTCTATGATATGGGTATGAAGGTAGCCGCAGTATCAGTACTATGTCAGGACTTACGAGTCTTTGATGCAATGCTAATGGCAGGTACTCCCTGTCCTTACAACGGTATCATTGGTGCTGATGCTAGAATAGCATGGGAGAATGACGAAGGTGAGATGCCTGTAGCAGAGAAGACTTCAGAGTTTGACTCTAAGGAATTCTTACTCAAGGTAGGTGGTGCTCTCCTAGGCTTACTGCTATTACTATGAAGAAGTTAATTGCTGTGGGCTTGTTAGCCGTATATGCTACAAGTGCTCACAGTGAATACCTTTATGGTATCAGTGGTAACATGGCAGGAACTGGACATACTTGGGGCATGAATGCTATTGGCCCTAGTAATACCAGAGGATTAAGGATTAACGGGGTCTACTATCAGTATACACCTGTTAAGAATACAGAAGATGATATGTTAGTTCATGTCAGGAACAAGAAAGTAGGTGGCGGTTACATCTTCTCAAGTACGGATGATTGGAGTAAGTTATCAGGTGGTATCCCTATAACCAAAGGATTCTTAATAGACAACCTTCCCATTGAATTATGGGGTGACGGTTCTATTGATGTTGAGGGTGACGGTTCAGTTGTTGATGCTAATGTTATTTATAGCTACAAGTATAACAATGATTGTTTAACCCCTATGTCAGATCCATCTTGTCCCGGTTACACGGATGCAGTTCTATCCATGATGGGTGACCATACTATTGAAGCTTATGATCCAATGAGTGACGATAATATTCAGGATGTAATAGAAGAGAAGGCAGACTTAGAGGAAGAGCCTGAGGAAGAAGCTTCAGACAAAGAGATGTTACAGAAGATCTTAAGTAGTGTAGATGAATCAGTTCTCACTGCCAATGTACTCTCTCAGAACTTGTTGTTGTTTTCTATGACTCGCTCAGTCACTTTGAATCCCTATTATGATAAGAAGTTAGCTGGTGGTACTTACAAAGAGACAATTGTTCTTGATGGAGGTAACTTACCAGATAATAAGAAAGGCGCTAGAGTAGGTCTAGCTCAACAGTTATTACACACCAAGATGGTGGGTATGCAGTATGAATCAACGGAGTAACACATGAAGAATGTACTAATAGCAAGTTTGCTACTCACCTCATCTGCAGTAATACTTGCAGCAGAGGCACCAATCGTAGGTAATGTGCAAACACGTTGCTTAATCACTACAGATACTAATGGTGTATTCGGTAACCCTGTACCTAGCAAACTAAGTACAGCTTCTGCCGATGGTGGTGTTGTACCTGTTGTGCGCTATGATGTTACACTTGCAGATTCTTATCTAGCTAAGGTAACTACTCCTACTGCTTTCAGCACAAGCCCTGCACTAGCAGATGCTGTTACATGGACAGGCTCTACAACAGTCACTAAGACGACTGATGCTGGTATGGCTGCTTATGAAACAGGTAAGGTAACTTATGGCTCAACTACTCAGTATGACTTAACAATTGCTGGTTCTACTTGGTTCTCCTCTGAAGCAGCTGCGGTGTATGGAGTTAGTAAGTCATTCCCCGGTGGTAGTTATACCGCTGTTATAGTAGCTGAATGTATTGCTAAGTAACATAAGGGCCATTGCGCTACTAGCACTTATACCATTTGGTAGTGCAGTAGCACATGAGATGACACCGACATACCCAAAGTTTGAGATGTCTTATATGGCAGGTATCTCAGTTACTACACTGAATATATTTAACAAGAGGAAGGATGTTTCATACTATGAGGTAGGGGTATTTAATGTGGATTGGGAACCCGTCCCTTTTGTATCCCAGTATAAGATAGTACCTTTGAAGTATTTAGATACGATAGCTGTTGATGTGTATGTAAGTAATACCTCTCTTAGTTCAGTAGAGTACATTTGTTCTGTATCACAGCTAAAGGTTGGGTCTACTGTTTCATCAAAGATTTGTTCAAGGGTTAAGTAATGAGATACCTACTTGCAGTATATGTGCTTTTTCTGGGACTACTCACGTTAAGCACCAATGTACTTGCAAATAACTCGCTATCTCTGCAACTACCAAGCAGTAATAACAGCTACCAGTCAGACAAGTTTAAGACAGGTGACCTTGATTGTTCTAATGCTATAGGTGGTACAGTTAACCTAGAATTTGGATTGACAGGGATTGTCAATAATGCGACTAGCATATTCAACTCAGCTTCTGCTGGGACTCCTAGGTCAAAGGATCTTGGCTTCTTTGCTAGAATAGTAATGCCACTGAATGCACCTAAAGAGCGGATCAACTGTAATACACTCTACCTACTAGAGTTGAGCAAGAAGAGACTTGAGATACTTAAATTGGAAACGGAGCTAAATGCCCTTAGGCGGCTACAGTTAGGGGGATAGAATGGCAGAGATAGAGTACGGTGGTGTTAAGTTAGGGGGCAGTAAGCTACTCTTAATAGTACCACTGATAGGAACAATAGTAGGCGGTCTATGGGGTGGCTTTGAAGCTTACCAAAGATACCTTAGTATGGAAGCGAGGATCAGTGAGTTTGTTACACCAGATCTCTCAGACTATGATAAGCGTATCGCTGTCATGGATGGGAAGTTTGCCGTAATAGACAAGACACTTACTCTACTAAAAGATGAAATCTCCTCGATTAAAGACACCTCAGAGGGGCAGTACGTTACGATAAAAGACCTTAAGAACTCCATTAGGGATGACATTAATAGGCAAGAAAAGATTATAGATAAGGTAGAGGATGACATCTCAGGTATTGAAGAAGATGTTAGGGCTACCATAGATACAGCTGAAGGTCGCTTTGAAAGTAAGCGTGACCAGCTACAGAAAGATTACGTACAGAAGTCTGACACTATCCGTGAGGATGTAGAGAGAAAGATTACTGATCTGGAAACAAGATTGAATAAGAAGTTACAGCGTTCACTAGATAACCCGTTGGCTAATTAAAAGGATTTACATAATGTCAGGTATGTCAGACTTTGAAACAGGACAGTTAGTACATGTAGTTACTCAACTCACTAAAGATGTTGAGAGTTTGACGGTTACCATGATTAAGCTTAATGAGAGGCTGGCTGTGCAAGAGTTACAGTTAGCTAAGGGCAAAGGTATGGCGGCAGGTGCATTAGCCTTAGCAGCCATTCTAGGAGGCCTCAGTGCCTACCTTATGGGTAAAGTATAATGGTCATATGCAAAATCTGTGGTTCGTATGATGTTAAAGCAGGGCATGATGTATGCAGGAACTGCACTAAGAGGAAAAAGTAATGGCTATAGAATATAGAGGGGAGAAGTTTGAAGGGTATAATAAACCTAAAGCTTCTTCTAAAGGTAAGAAATCTCATGTAGTTCTTATCAAGGATGATGGTAAAGATCGAATGATACGCTTCGGTGAGAAAGGCGCTAGCACAGCAGGTAAGCCTAAAGCTGGTGAGTCAGATGCAATGAAAGCTAAACGTAAATCTTTTAAAGCACGACACGCTAAGAACATTGCAAAGGGTAAAACTAGTGCAGCTTATTGGAGTAATAAAATTAAATGGTAGGAGGCTACAATGGGTTTATATTCAAACATACATGCTAAACGTAAGCGTATTAAAGCAGGTTCTAAAGAAACAATGAAGGCAGTAGGAGCTAAGGGTGCGCCTACTGCTAAGAACTTTAAACAAGCTGCTAAGACAGCAAAGAAAAAGAAGGTATAGACTATGAAGAAGAAAGGGTTACCTAAATCAGGATATATGTCAGGTGGAATGGCTATGAAGCCTACAGGATACAACATGGGTGGAATGCCTGAGAAGACTATGGGCTATGCCAAAGGTGGTTACGTAAACTGTGGGGCATCAATGAAACCTTCTCAGAAGTCTAAGGGGAAGTAACATGGCTAAGGGTGTAAAGCATTACTTAAAGAATGGTACAGAGTATAACGGCCCAGTCCATAAGACTGCAGGTATGGCTATGACAGGTGCTAAGCATACTAAGGCTAGTAAAGACCTGTTCCATAAGAAAGACTTATCAGATGCAGTAAAGAAGAAGATGAAGAAGTAAGGGGCATACTATGTTTGGATTACCAATGGAAGCTATCACCATGATAGGTAGCACCTTAGGTGGGGCAGGGTTAAAGTTGTTTGCACAAGCTCAAGCGGATAAGGCTGAGCAACAGAAGCAGCTAATGGCACGATTTGATGCATCAGAAGGTAGCGTTGAGAGTGCAAGAGCACACCAGAATCCTAATGCTCAATGGATACGCAGGTTCCTTGTAATATCTTTTATGGGTATGGCGGCATTCATCTTACTAGCTCCTGTACTAGGTTTTAATACTACAGTACCAATAGATGTAACAACAGGATTCAGTATATTGTTCTTTGACTTTAAGAACACTGTTACTGAGTATGTACAACTTAGTGGTATGGTAACACCAGTTTGGTTACCCCATGCAATTATGTCAGTAGTTGGTATGTACTTCGGGCAATCTATTGTAGCAAGAAAGTAATTTATGTCTTTACTTTTGTTTGATTGGGTGTTATTCTAGTGAAACCCCCACCCCCCGTGATACATATACAACTTAGTAAACTAATATAAGAGATAATATAATATGCCTCAACAAGAATTCAAGGGTTATAGTGATGACCAGAAGAAGCGTATAGCTTCTAAGCTGGGGCATACGGGTGATATGGCTTCATTTGATTCCTACTTACAGAGTAACCCTGCTGCTAAGGCTAAGTTCTTTAAGTTCAAGACTGCTACTGAGCAACGCTATGCTAGAGGTGGTGCAGTTAATAAAGCTGGCTTTAGAGAGGGTGGCCTTAATGATGGTATTTCTAAAGCAGCTTATACAAGCAACCCATACAGTGATTTCTTTCCTGATACTGAAAAGCCACCTGCTATGCAGACTCAGGACATTAGAAAGTATACTGACCCATTCACTGGGGAAGAGAAGTCTGGCTCCTCTACACAGATTGATTGGATCAATTCCATGTCAAAGAAGTATGGTGGTACATCCGGAGGTGGCTCTACAAAACCTACCCCTCCTAATGTAGTATCTAGAGAGATGCAAGGTTCTTACATACCACCTGCCGCGATGACACAAGAAGGATCCACATTAGATAATACTGCCATGAGCAGAGTCTTTGAACCCGGCTTAGCTGAAGGTACTCAGACTAAAGCTTTCAGTACTGGCTATGAATCTAACCAAGCCGTTGATTCTTCCTCAGGTCAGGTTTCAGGGTATGACCCCTCTGCTCCTCTTACGCAGGCAGGTACTAGTACTGCGGCAGTAGGCCAAGACGGTGTATATAAAGACATCTCCACGGACACCTCAGCCTCTGCTGTTAAAGGTGTAACTGATGGTGTTAGAGGTGCTACAGGCCAAGTAACAGATACAGTACAAGCTCAGCAAGGCACTGTAACTAAAGAAGCTAAAGCAGAGACAGGTACAGCAGGTACAGTAGAAGATACAGATAAACTTAATTTCAGTGAAGGACAAAAAGTTATAGCTGCCACAGGGGAATCTACTACTTCTGAAGCACAGACTTCTGGTAATACTTTTGCAGCAACTGGTACTACCTTTGATTCAGATACACCAGAAGCTAGGGCAGCTGAAGCATATGAACTAGAGCAAGCTAAATCAGCAGAGATGGGTGAATACAAGGTAATGGATCCTGCTAAGGCTGGCACTATACCTGTAGCTGATGTGGTTCAATCTGATGCTAAGTCTGGTGTAGCTGCACAAACACGTACTATTAGTAACAAAGAGTTAGTAGATGTATCTGACTTACAGCTAGACGAGCCTGTTGCTGCTGTTGCTGCCACCATGAATGCTTTAAATGAAGAAGCTAAGATGATTGCTCAGAAGGGTACATTCTCTCAAGAGCTTGCTACAGATAGGCAAGGTGCTGTTACTGCTTCATCTACCATGCAAGGTCAGATGGAGGCATTGATGAATCAATTCAATGATGGTACTCCAGCTTGGGCTGCAGGGGCTATGCGTAACGCTACTGCTGCTATGGCCTCCCGTGGTATAGGTGCATCTTCTATGGCTGGTGCTGCCCTTGTGCAGGCGGCTATGGAATCTGCTATGCCTATTGCACAGAATGATGCTGCAGTATTTGCTAACATGGGTATTGCTAACTTAAATAACAGACAGCAGACTTCCTTATCTAATGCAGCAGCACAACAGAATTTGTCACTTACCAATTTATCTAATGAGCAACAATCAGCACTACAGAATAGCACTAACGCTTTCTCACTGCAGACTGAAAGCTTATCCAACTTACAGTCCGTAGTACTATCTAACCAGCAAGTAAAAGCTGCAGCTAAAGGTATGAACTTAACAGCTAAGACACAAACATCTTTAGCTAATGCGGCAAAGTATGCTGAAGTAAACAATATTAACTTAAGTAACACACAACAGTCTAACCTTGCTAAGTCAGCAGAAAATCTTACTGTAGATATGTCAAACCTATCTAATGCCCAATCAACTGCTTTGTCAAACTTACAAGTTCGTGCTTCACTAAAGGGGCAAGAGCTAACTAATGATCAGCAGATGGCTATGATAGAGACTACTCAGAGCTTTGAAGCCGCGTCCTTTGATGCTACTACACAGCAAGCTGCCTTCATGCAAGATGCTGCTGCTGATGCAGCTATGAAAGGTCAAGTTTTATCTAATCAACAACAAGTTTCTTTATTCAATGTATCATCTCAGTTATCTGAGAGGGAGTTAGAGTTATCTAGTGAGCAACAAACTAAGCTATACAACACAACTAACGCTATGCAAATGGATGTTACTAACTTATCTAATAAGCAACAGACTGCACTAGCTAACGCACAGATTGATGCATCCATTAAAGGTCAAGAGTTATCTAATAAGCAGCAGACTAATGTTCTAAATGCTTCTCGTATATCTGAGATTGCCAACATGAACTTCACGGCAGAACAAAGCAAAGCTATACAGAATAGTAATCTAGCACAGACTATGGACTTAGCTAACCTGTCTAACAAGCAAGCTACACAGCTAGCCAACGCAGCTACCACAGCTAATATGGATATGGCTAACTTAAACAATAGGCAGCAAGCTGAAGTACAGAACGCCCAGTCATTCCTTGATGTTGATATGGCTAACTTAAACAATGAACAGCAAGCTACTATGTTTAAGGCACAGTCTCGTATAAGTTCTATTATGTCTGACAAAGGTGCTGCTAATGCTACTAAGCAATTCAATGCTTCTTCTTCTATTCAGGTAGATCAGTTCTATGATAATATGGCAACTACCATGTCACAGTTCAACGCTACACAGAAGAATGCACAAGCACAATTCAACGCAGGTGAAGCAAATGCGGTGGCTAAGTTTAATGCTGAGGTACAGAATAACAGGGATCAGTTTAACGCTACCAATCGTATGGCAGTAGATCAGTCTAACGCTACTTGGCGTAGAGAGATAGCTACTACAGATACAGCTGCTTTGAATAGAGCTAACGAGATTAATGCTAGGGCTGCTCTTGATATATCTAACAGTGCTTACAATGATCTCTGGCAAGAACACAGGGATGAAATGGATTGGGTATATGAAATAGCAGAAGGAGATGCAGATCGCATGAATCAATTAGCTAGAGCCGTTATATCCGCAGAAGCTTCTAAGGCTGTCGCAGGCGCAACAGTAGATGCCGCCACCTCAACGTCCATTGGTAACTTCCTTACCAAATGGATTTTTGATGATGAATAATAAAGCACACTAGAGATAATAGTTATGTCAAAAGAAATAAATAATATATACAAGAAAATGAATGCTCACTTAAGTAAAAAGCCTTCAACTACATCTACTCCTAATATTGGCTTAGTTGCTAAGCGTGAATTAAAAGGAGATGACGAGATGACTATTGTAGGCTATGTTAAAAAGATACGAGATGTTAGAGGGGAATTTAATGCTTCCAAGTAATGATCCACTATTAGACGCGCCTATTCCGGGTCAATCTTTAACTAAAGAACTAGGGTCTAGGGCTTGGGAGCAATCACCTAAGCTAGGTACAGTAGAAGAAGTCATAGACAAGTACCTCACATTATTTGATGACGAGGACACAGTAATTGAGTTAGTTAACCAGATGGAATCTGGATTGCCCATCTCTACTATGGTCACTGTCTTTACCAGAGGAGGAGTCATGGGAGGACTACACAGTATTGACACAGGGTTGCTAGCCTCTCCTGTATTAATTGAGATGATGATTAGTGTAGCTGAAGCAGCTGGCGTGGACTATGTAATAGGTACGGAAAATACTAAAGGCACTAAGCCCCCTATGGGAGCCATACAAGAGTCCTTAGAGGACTTTAAATCTGATAGTACTATGGTGGAAGAAGAGATTGTAGAGGAGCCTGCAGAAGCTCCTATGGGCATGATGGAACGGAGGGGTGTGTAATGGGGTTTAGTTTAGGTAGTTTTCTAGGTGGTGCAGCAGATGCCGCATCTGAAAGTATGGACAATGCCAAGGTTGACAGGGAGAAAGAAAGAAAGAAGGTAGAAGATATGATATTCTCGACTTCTGCTAGGCTATTTGAGAATGCAAGTTCTGTACAAAAATCCCGTAGTGCAAAGAAAAAAGTTGATGATGAATTTATGAATACCCTAATTTCTTCTGCACCTTCCATGCAAAATGACCCTGCAAAACAGGCCTTTGTATTAAGTTTAGATGAAACCGCTAGAAATGATTTATTAACTATGGTTATTGATCCCTCTTTTAATGCAGAGCGGAGGCCTTTAGTAGATTACTTAGATGCTATAGACGATCCTATTGAATTTAAAGACCCCGTTACTTTGAATCAACGAGTACAGGGTAAAGTAGTAGACCGTCCTCTGGATAAGAGTTCTTACTATGGTGTGTCTAATACAGAGGATAAAGAAGTAGATAAGATTGTGTCCTCCTATACAAATTCTTTCAGTGTAGCATATGACATGTCAGCTGCTAAGGCACAGGGACTGCTGGCTAGTGCAACTAACGAAGTAAAGGTTCAGAGCTTCACTATTGATTGGGTAGTAAAGAGGCGTGATAGAGCACAAGTCGTTGCCCAGACAGCTGCACAGGTTGCTACAGCCCAGCTAGGAACGGCAAATGGAAAAATGGCTGTCACAGCATCTATGACTACTTCAGCTAATAAACAAATAGAAGCTACCCGTTTAAACTATATACGGAATAGTGGGCAAAGTGAAGAGTTGTTTGATATTCAGCCAGAAAATCAAGCTAAATTCTTAGCCTCTGCAGAATACAAGGCTGCCACTAAAGCAATCATTACATCTGCTGTCCAGCGTATGGAAGAAAACCCTGTCATAAAGGAAAGTACTGAGAGGTTCCTAGCGGATTCCTTCCCCGGTAAGTGGGGTGGACGAGTCGGTGGTAAGGATATAGAAACTGTAGATAAACTAAAAGATAATGTTTATTACGAAGGTACTTTTACTAATGGGACGGGAATAGCTTTGGGTTCTGTAATTAAAGCTGCGGCTGCTGATGCTGGTGCAGGTTCACAAGGTAACACAGGTAGTACGGGTCAAGTTAATGTGAAAGATCAAACAATTGTATCTGAGAAAGGTTCAACATACAATAATGGAGATGTAACTAAACCTAATAAAGTAGACGAGGGAGTTACTACACCTAAAGATACTAAAGAAATTGTACGTATGAATAATGAATTGAAAACAGCTACAGGTTCCTATAAAAAGTACCTTGAGCGTCAGCTGGGTGACGATGTAGGCTTTACTATTAAAACTACACCTAGTGAACAAGCTGACCAAGCCGTTAAGGACTTAAAGAGGCAAGGCATTGAGCTAAAAGAAACAGGGTTTGATACGTGGGAAGAACTAAAGGAATCCTTGTTAGATAATACGGTAGAAGAGAAAATAGGTGGATTTGGTAGACGAATTAAATATGTACCTGAATCACTAAACTTACGTACCAATGAAACATCAATGGAAATTGCTATAGAAGAAGGTGATGCGGATAAGGTACAGCAGATACTGGATAACCTACAACGTATGTCAAATGCTGGCCCATCCTTTGATATGATGAAGAAGATAGGTGGTGTACGGGGCGATGGTCTACGAGCTTTAAAGTCTTTATCACAGGATAAATAATAATGCTAAACAAATTAGACTTTAACCTGCCTACGGATGAAGATCTTGTAGAGCAGGAGAGAGAAGAGGGTTCATTAGGCTTTGCTCTAACGCCCTCTATGGACTCCACCGAAGATGATTACAAATTAGACTTCGCCTTGCCTGATACAACATCTGTACCCCCACCTCATATGACTGAGCTTGAACCCTATGAAGAGGAGGACTATCTAGCACCTGTATCTAGGGATAAGGTTAAGATGCTTACCTCACTAGGGGAAGACTACAGTGTGGATAACATAGCAAACCATCACGGCCTAGTTCAGACTATGGAGTCCTACTTGACTAAGCGCATAGGTGAAGATGGTATTCGTAAAGAGGGTGAGACTGAGAAAGATGTAGTAGAGAGATTCCTTACACATATGCGATTTGTTGAAGGTAACACTATTGACACTATGCAAGAGGTAGACTTTTTAAAGGATGAAAAGACTAGTCAACAAACTAAAGACAACTTTAATATCCTATATACTATGTACCAAGAGATGCCCAACTTTGCTTCTGAAGGTGGTGGTGGATTCTGGTCAGGTGCTAGTGATGTACTAACGGCTGCTGTATTTGATCCTGCTACTGCAGTAGGTCTAGGCTTTGGTGGCCCCATAGGTTCTGTTGTTACACAGGCTGTGAAGCAGGCAGGTAAGGGGGCAGCTACAAGGGCTATATTAGCTACCGCATTGAAGGGTAACCTTGGCAAGATTACTGCTATGACTTCAGTAGAGGGTCTGCTTGGTGCTATGAGTGAATCACAGCGTCAGGAAGTTAAACTTGAAGTAGGCATGATGGCCTCTAAAGATTGGAAGGCTATTGGTGCAGCAGGCGCATTAGGTGGGGTGGGTTCTTTAATTGGATTCCCACTAGGCATCTCAGCTGCTAAGAAAGGCCTTGCTTCTGCTGGCTTACGTTCAGGTGATCAAGTATTAGCAGATCGCATTAACTCTAAGGTAACTCGTTCAGGTCGTAACCCTGAAACCCCTGAGGAGATAGCTAACTTTGACCCTATTACGGGTGGTACGTTTGATAGAGAGGGTGCTGAACGCATTCGGGATGCCCTGTCCATGCCGGACGCCCCGTTTACTCCTCAGATAATGGATGACATTACTAGGGTAAGCACGATAGCTGTTGGAAACCTTATGAAGGATATGCCACAGAAGTATTTCCAAGATGAAGGAGAGAAAATATCAGATACGGTAATGAGAATTTTAGGAAACTCTGGTGATATAGACGAGGATGTATTAGAGAGAGCCTTAACTACGACAGGTCTAAACATGGAGGAGTTCTCCCAGTTAGAGAGGCTTACAACAAGTGACGCTGGTAAAACATTGCAACATTACAGTGCATTGAAACGGAAAATAAATGTGATGGCAGGTAACAACCCTGAACTCAAGAAGAAGTTAAGGGAAATTTATGGTGAGGGGGATAAAACACGTAGCGTATTCGGTACATTCACTGGCTTTGTTAAACGGTTAGATCGTGAGACACGGGCAATGATGGTGTCACAGCTATCCACCACAGCCCGTAACGTAATCTCTGCAGGTGCCTTCCTTACCTTTGGTGCTGCATCTAAGGCTATAGAGAGTACAATATACCATGCTGCTAGGGGCGTGTCTTCTGCCTTAGGGGGCAATGCTTCTATTCAAGGGACTAAGAAGGGTATGCTTGAGATAGGAGAGGATGCATTTAGTACTCTGGGGCAGATGGTTACACCTAAGCAGAACAAGGCATTAGCTGACATGCTACTAAAGAATAACTCTAGGCTATCCAATACACTATTCCGAACTATGCAAGAGACAGGTGACCAAGATCTAAGTCGTGTTACTAAATGGATGAATGGTTTGAACATGGCACAAGATCAAGTAATCCGTTCAGGTGTTTTCACTGACAGTGTTAACAGGCAGATGAAGAAGCTTGACTTGGATATGTATGATTACATTGCTAACCATAAGCCTATTCCAATTGAGGTATTAAAGAAGGGTACTGATGATGCACTAGAAGCTACCTTTGCGAAGATGCCAGAGGCTGGGTTAGCTCGTAAATTCGTAGAGTTTGTAGAGAGTATGCCACTAGTTCCTGTAATAGGTACACACCAGTTCCCGTTTGCACGATTCATGGCAGACGCAATGTTATTCCAATACAAGTACAGCCCATTGAACTTCCTTAATGCTGCCAGTGTAGGCATACAAGGTGGGGCAAAAACTATCAAAGCTACTAGGGCATTAGCCTCAGGCACTTTGGATAAGAAAGGCAAGGCTATGGCAGAATCCGCATTAGTACAGGGTAAGAAGGGTGTAGCGGAATCTGTAGAACGTATCTCTAAAGGTACAGTAGGTAGTGCAGCCCTATATGCAGCTTACTTATATCGGGACGAGAATCAAAACTCTGCTTGGTACAACATGAATGATACTAACGAGAACAATAAACCTGTAGATATACGTGCTGTATTCCCTATGGCACCTTACTTGGCAGTTGCTGACTTACTTGTTAAATGGAAGAATGGAGATTTGGATAGTTCCGAACCTGCAGGACAACTAATGGCAGGTATAGCAGGTAGCCAGTGGAAGCCTTCACGGGTGCAAGACTTTGTAGGGGATTTATTTGAAACACTAGTTGATGCAGATACCGACACAGTTACTGGGGAGAAGATAGGTGCTATCTTAGGTGACTGGGCTGGTTCAGTAGCTGGCAGGCCTTTCACTGCAGCACAGATTGGTAGAGATATATACTCTGCCTTTGATGATACTGAAGCTATTGTACGTGAAACACGGATGGTGAAGGGTGAGGGTATGCAAGAGGTTATGACTAACTCATTCCTGAATCACCTAAAGTCTAAGGTTCCTGTATGGCAGAGAGACTTACCTGAGTACAGGTCACCTACTACAGGTGGCACAGTACGTAGGCAGAGTGCTGCAATGGCACAGTTCAGTGGTATTAAATACCTTCCTGCACTATCCGAGGTAGAGACAGAGTTGGCTAGGCAGGGTATTGAATCCTATACCATAGTACCTAAGACAGGTAACAAGCAAGCAGACTACTATGCTAAAAAGAGTATGCCACCTTATGTGAACATGTTACTTAGTAGTACCATTGTATCCCCGTGGTATAAGTCTCAGCCTAAGTTTAAGCAGAGACTAATTATAAAAGGGCAAATAAACGAAGCAAAGAAGATAGCTAAGATGGTAGGTGAAGGTGAGGCATCCTTAGATGCTATGCGTAATGGAGAAGGATACACTACCTATGATAAAGGTAAGTGGGCTAAGACACCAAAGGAATCTAGGAAATTAGCAAATGAATACTTTATGAATAACTATGGTAAGACTGTAGAAGAAATGGGTGCCTTTGCAGCTGGTGCTAAGATTGGCAGAGCATTAGCAGGGGTGTATAAGTAATGGGGATAATGTCACAGAAGGTAATTGAAGATGAAGCACTTAGCATGGATACTCCTACTGACTTCACTCTCAGTGGTGGCTTACCCGAAGAGAAGTCCACTTGGGAAGATGTTGTTAGTCGAGGCAAGGGCCGAGTAGATGATGCGGTGCAGTATGGGACAAACCTTGTTGAAAAAGGGGCTGATATGGCCCTTAGTGCAGGCAAGGATATTGCGGAAGATGTTATTGAGTACGGAGCAGATGCGCTAGGGTTTGGGCCGGAGAAACAAATCTCTATTACGCAAGAGGCAGTACTCCTTACAAATGAAATGGTGGATGCTGGATTAATACCGCAACGATACAGAATGCAAATGTTACTGCCTGAGGTCGGAGTAACGGTGACTAGGGAAAACATTAGTATTGATGGAGAGGACGACAGTGTATTCAATGCTGTGAACCATGCTCTATTCTCCTATGAGGCAGGGCAGAGTAAGGTTACTGCTGTAGCTAGCCAAGCCAAAGAAGTATATCAGGGTGTAAGTAAGAAGCTAAGTGGGTTAGACCCTAAGACTGAATACCTTGATTACTTTAACAATAAGTTCGGGTTTAACTTGGCAGAGCAGGGGTTGAGTCGGGAAGAAGCTAAGAATGCTATCATGGATTCTATTGGAAATATAGACCAGAAAGGTGCAAGTGGTAAGCTCAGTCGGGGTGAGCCGCTTGTTGGGGGTGAAGTGTTAGCTATTAATCAAGACAATATAGAGTATGGCTTTGCCGCAGGAGGACTTGTAGCTAATGAAGAACTTAATGTGGATACCCTTAGTGGCTACTCTCTCAGTGGTGGCTTACCCAAAGCAGTCACCCCTGTTGAAGGGGATGATACGGCTGCATTGAATGCTGCTATTACAGCTATGCGTAAGGAAGAAGCTAAGGGGTCGGAGCCTACCTTCTATGATATGGATGATCAGGACTTCCCAGAGGAGTATGCAGCACCTACCCCTACTACTGCTATTACCCAGACAGAAGAAGCTCTTGTAGCGTCTACTGTGGCGCGAGAGGGGGATAGAGGGCTGTCTATAGGCTCAGTTAACACCGTAGATGAAGCAGTAACCAATGCTGTGTATACAACTGTACAGATGGCAGAGAATGGAGTCCGTTCAGGCTGGAGTAAAGACACTAGGAAATGGTTACCGCATGACTCTGCTGAAGGTGGTACACCTACTATAGCGTATGGTCACAAGTTTGCTACACAAGCGGAAGCAGATGCCGTTACTGCAAGTGGGGGCATAACTGAAGCCAAGGCTATTGAGTGGTTCAACGAGGACATGGGTACTGCAAAGGATAGGGCTAAGAGTCAGTATGAAGCAGAGTATACTAATAAAGAGTGGAAGGACTTAGACGTATTGGGTAAGCTAATGCTTACAGAGGTTGTGTTTAACATCGGTACATTGAAGGATGATGCAGGTGAATACGGGTGGCCTAGCTTGACTACTGCAATACATGATAAGGACTTCAGTGTAGCTAAGGATCAGTTATCCCGTACATACACTAAGCCTGATGGCACTGTAGAGTCTCTTGTGAATAGGACAACTGCGTTACAGGGTATATATGAAAAGGTTATACCATTAACTGATTGGACTATAGAACCCAAGCCTGTTGACCTAACTGACTGGGACAATATGATAAACTAAGCACAATAAAAAGCCCCAATTAAGGGGCTTATTTGTTTCTACCTAGTGTGTCCACAACTTCTCTGGAGGTGTCCAGCCTAGCTCTATGAGTGCAGCAATCGTTGCTTCATCTTCAAGCTCTACTATCTTAGTATGCATTGCCTCCTCAATAGACTTCATTGTGATACCTGATACCAACTCAAGTGAACCATGATCCTGATTCAGTGTAGGCCTAACAAAGACCTCGCCTCGGAACACTCCCTCCTCGTCTTTAGTACTCATTCTTCCAGCCCCTCTACTATTAAGTTGTTGTTCCAATCATACCTTATGGGAGCATCTTGCATACATACTATGCTTAAGGGTTCCTTTGGGGTTTCTTCTATACCCTGCCAAAAGAGTATGTAAAGGGTGCCTGTCATTAGCACACCCCCTAGTAGGCTAGTTGCTGCAAAGCTAAATAAGCTCACAAGCCCCACCACCACAGGCTGCTTCACCTGCTAGATCTGTTTCATCTACTGCCTCAATAACCTTGGTCAAGTCAATGTCATTCAAGCTACGCTCTAGCATGTTGAATCGTTCCTCAGTTATATCTTCAAAGGGTGCTTGTGTATAAGTACCCCCATTGTATGGCAGTACAGCAATACCATTGAAGGTGTTACGGTTCTTCCACATCCACTCACCTACATCAGGCCACTCAGTATCCTTAACAGAGATAGTGCAAGACACATTGTGTGAGTTCTGCCCTTCTCTATGGCCTACCTGTACCCAGTCGGTATTGAATAGACGTACACGTTCTAGCAAGTCTAGTGCATTCTCAGTACGTAGGATAGATCCTAGTGGAGCTTTCTGTGGTATCTCTACTACAGCCTGTCCCTCAGGGTTAAAGAACTCGTCTTCCACTAGCTCTGGATGGTGCTTAGCTAAGTGCTGGTACAATGCTTCGTTCTTTCCTAGTCTTTGCCTACGAATATAATAGTCGTTGTGCCAAGCATGAATGCCACTAGAAGTCCCAAGTACACAGCTACTGGTTCCCGAAGGCTTGACAGTAGTGCAACGAGCAGCAACATTAATGCCAAGAAGTAGAGCAACTCTCTCGTTCTCTTTCTTAACTTCTTCAGCCGCTTCAACGAGGTCATAGGATAGTATAACGCCAGAACCAATTCCCGTTTGACCAACTCCAATGAGAGCATCACGCTCTGTCGTTTCTTTCCACACATCACGGAGATAGTGGAAGTCAGTGTACCCAGCTTGTAACGTACCAATAAGAGAAGCTGCTCTTGATCGTTCATTCAAGTCCTCCTGTGATGTTATATCACTCACGTTTAGCTCGACTAAATTACAGAATTGATATGGGCGTAACCCGATTTCGCAACATGGATTTGTCCCCCAGTCTTTATCATTACTGAAATAAACTCCGGGTTCACCTGACCCACTCGCCTCTACTCTCTTCCACAACTTAAGGAAGTCATCTTTAGTAGCACGATGCCGTAGAATAACTGCACTGTTATTAGCACGACCACGTTGAGGGTTGTCTTCATACCAAGTGCCTACCTTACATGACATCATATCAAGATCATCCATGCTGAACAAGGAGATCAATGCAGCCCTACGTATGCCACCTGCTAACACTGCATCTGCAATGTAACACATGAGGTCATGCACTTCTAATGTACTAAGCTTGCGTCCTTTAGCTTCGTCTAGCACTGACTTAAGTTTGTGAATACAGTCCTTCAATGGTTGAGGGCCGGGAGCCTTACCACCTGAGGTAATCAACATGGCACCCTTAGGGCGTATGTCACGATAGTCAAACTCAACTTCCATAAGGCCATTGAAGTAAGACTCCATCAGTACCTTTACTGCATCTGCCCAGCCTTCTATGTTGTCAGACACTAGGAACCTACGCTTACGTTCCTTAGGGCCACGTACCTCAGGTAGCTGGGTAACATGGTGACGCTGCACAGAGTACCCTACACCTGTACCACCTAGCAGTAAGAACATTGTCTCACTAAAGGCTTCTACTTCTGACACGGGCAGGTATGCACAGTTAAAGATTCGGTTAGGTGCTAGCTCAATAGGTGCTCCACCAAACTGGAGAGAGCGCATAGACGGTAGGGCTTTCTTAGCATACACAAACTTATATGCGTCCTCAATCTCTGTGACCATATGCGGATACTTACGCTGGTGCATATGCTTGTTACGGGTTACTAACTCGTCCCATGTCTCACGCCTCTGTAAGGTGGGGATGTACTTAGCATACTTAGAGAATACTGTAATGTCGCTAAGTATCTTGTTCGATGTTTCCATAATCTTTCCTGTTAATTTATCGGGCTGTATAGTTATACTGATTTATTGGTAAATGTCAAGACCTATTTGTACTAATCTAATATTATCCCTGCTATTAAGAATAAGACTATGCCCCCTGATATTACATACTCCATTAATCTAGCCCTGCTTTAAAGTGCTTCATAAAATGATCCATCTTACTCTCGTATGTGTAGGCAAATTTATTCTCCAGTAACCAGTCCTCCATACATCTACGTGTGCCATTCTTCCGCTTCTGTGCTCCGGGTAAGGCTACGTTCTCTGAGTGAAGTACAAATACTATGACTGCCATTGGGTTAGACTTACGCACATGGAGGTACTTGTCCATCTCATGTCGTGTTCTGAATCGCCCCTTGACCTCAAACCATACGTTACCCTTCACTCCGTCAGGTGTGTACTTACGGTGCTCCACTACTTCATAGTCCACCTTGATAGGCTCATAGGGTACATCCCACATAGGGCCACCAGCAAACAACCTAAACTCTAACCATGAACGGTAGGGCTTAGGCTGGTCACGGTTAGTGGCAAGGTAGTCACTCCATGAGTTATAGGGTGCAGGGGGTATCTCCTTGCAGTTAACACCACAGGTCTTACCTAGTATGCTAGGTGTTACCTTTCTATGCTTAACCTTCTTCACCCTTTTTGCAGGGTACTTCATAGGCAGTCCAGTAACTTGTTCATATACCAGATAGCTTTCTGAATGTTAGTACGTACATCCTGCTTCCTGTTTGCCCTCCATGTGTACTTGATGTTGTTACCCTTACAGAAACCTTGGAACTCCTCCTCTGTTAGTGCTGCTTGGATAGCGTCAATACATTCAATGTCGCCCACACCATCTGACTTGTAGTGATTAGGGTGGTTAACCAAGTCTTCCAATGCCGCATCTAAGTTAGCCACATTGAAGTTCTCTTCTACCCTACTTTGTGTAGCTCTGCTTGAGCCTTCATAATCTAACATATTACCATCCCGAATCATTATCCTTCTCCTTCACACTTAGTGTCAAAGTCTAGGGTTATTACATTGCCAATCTTGCTAACTATCTTATCAGTAGCGGATACAAGTTGGTCATCCCCTGCTGCAAGGCCTAGACTGTCTACCATAGCTG